CAACTGGCTGGACTTATAAGGAGAAATAATAGATGGCAAACTACGAAGCAACTAGATATGATTTTGATGGTGCAAACCTTACAGGTATTGAAGGTATTCCAAGTGGAACAATTGTGCCGTGGTCAGATACATCTGTACCAACAGGTTTCTTAGAATGTGATGGCTCTGCAGTTTCAAGATCAACTTACGCAACTTTGTTTGGAATTATTGGAACAACTTATGGATCAGGTAATGGTTCAACAACTTTCAATGTACCTGATTTACAAGATAACGTAGCGGTTTCAAAATCTGGAACTAAAAATTTAGGTTCAACCGGTGGAGCAAATACAGTTACTGCAACTGGAAACGTTGGGGGTTCAACAGCAAATGCAACTTTATCAACACCACAACTTGCTTCTCACAATCATAATATAAGTGGAACTGGTCCAAGTGCCTCTCCTCCTGCAGTAGAAGCTTCTGGTACAGGTCCTTTAGGAAGTTTTCGAAGTAGAGCATATAATTCTGCTTCCTTGACTGCAAATAATACAGGATCGGGTGGTGGACATTCTCACAATATGAGCGCAACATTTTCTGGTGATGCAACTTCTGTTGTTCAACCTTATTTAACAGTGGTATACATAATTAAAACTTAGGAGAATTTATGGCAACAAACTCAACATGGACTGTAGTATTTGAAGACAAATCAATTATAAAAAATACAGGTGCTGAATCAGGAACTATGTATGAAATAAATGATGATGCTTTTTGGTCTCAATCTAAATATTCAAATATTTGGGCTATACAATATGGAACGTCTATTACTTCAGATGAAGTAGAATACAGAGACACAACACCTCATTCATCTTTTGCAGATGCCAATTTAGGTGCTTTTCAAGATTTTATTACAAAATGGGATTCAGCACATTTAGCTAAATTACAATCTGATTGGGATAATAGTAATGAAGATGGTGAAACTGAGGCTGAAAAAATTGCAAGATTAGGTGCAAGACCTACATCATATTCTTCGTAATTATCTTAAATTCATCCAAGAAGTTAAAATATATTTTTTACCTAATAAAGGTGGATTTCCTCTATGGAGATAAGGAAATGCTGCTGGCCAGATAACTATTCTACCTGTTTTTGATTTAATTCTTTTTGAAAAATGTAAAAATTCGGTTTCTCCTCCTTCTTCAACATCATTTAAATATATAGAAAAAACAAAAGCACGTGCTTCATTTTTGTAACCGTGACCATGTTCTATATGCCAAACATGATAACCTTCTGTAGGTAAAGTTTTTTGAATTTTTAAAGTTGTGAAATTAAATTTAATACCGTCATAGGCAGCTAATGCGCCAGTATTTATACAGTAATGATTCCATGCTAAATCAAAATTTACCATCATGGATTTTAATTCATCCCACCATACTTCTACATTAGATTCGTTTGCAAAATATTGTTGATCTTGTTTCTGTAAAATAGAAGAGTTTTCATTTGAAATTCTATTTAAGGTTTTATTAAATTTATTTTGGTTTTCAAATAACTGAATAGCTTTGTTACATTCTTCTTTAGTAATGTAATTATCATAAACACCTATAAAATTTTCTATATTAACTGTTTTTTCTTTCATCTAAAATATTCTTCCATGTTGCCATTCCCATAAAAAAGGAGATTTTTTTATATGATTATATGTGTAATAGTCTAAATGTAAATATTTCATAATATCATCTTTTTTTAAATATTTTTCAATATTATAGAATCTTTTATCTTTACATAAATCTGTAAATTTATTTTCATGTGCACTTTTGTTAAAATGAATTTTTAAAAAAATATCTAAATCAGATATATCTACATAATGACTACATTGAGTATTAAAAAAATATGGAATTTGTGAAGTACTGTGTTTAATGTGACCAATCAAACTATTTCTTATATGGTGTTCATTTGCGGTAAATAATTTCTCAATATCAACATCTTTAATGTCTACATTATTTAAACATAAATCCCATTTTAAACCAGATAAAAATCTTTCATATGGATCTCTAATAATACAAAATCTAGGTTTTTTGGATAAATGATTAGTATAAATTATTTCTTCTTTTTTAAAATTATCTTGAATACATTTTTCAATACTAGTATTTCCATTTTTATGGATTCTAACAAATTGAAATTTTTCAGTTTCAATAATATCAAATAATCTAAAATTCATTTAGAGTAAATTTGCTTTTTCTTTCTGAGTTTCATCTAATGTTTTATCATTTTTTTCTAATTTTTTTACAGTAGTTGCATTAGGTTTCCACTCTTCTTTATTAACTATTTTTCCACCTCGATCTGGCATAGTTTGAAATATTGCAATATAATTTCCATCATAAGGCTTTAATTTATCTTTCCACCACTCTGGTTCTTTAATAGTATAATGTGCATTTTTACCATTTAGTAAAACTTGAGTTGCTGGATAACATGTAATAGTTAAAAATACTCTATTACTATAACTAAAAATATCTTTTAAAACTTCCTCAACTTTATCTTCTTGAACATGTTCCATAACATCAATACATAAAACTAAATCATAAGTTCCGGTTGGTTTATTTGCATATTGTGCAACAGCTGGATCATATTTAACTATATCTATTCCTAATGGAGATCCAGGAAGTTTTTTATTATTAAATAAGATGGAATGAAATTTTGCTTTACCACAACCATAATCTAATATGGTTTTGACATTGTTATTTTTAATAACTTCATAAATATTATGTTTATATTCTGCTAAAGCTTCACCTACCCAATGTTCTTGATTAGATGCATGAAATTTAGTTGCTTCTATTAATGACTCATACATAATTTTTTTCTTTATATTCTTTGTAATGCTTATAACACAATTCAGTAAAATTAGTCAAATGCAAAGCGTCTTTAAAAGTATTAACTTTATAAGCATCAATACCATCATAACCCATTTCTTTTGCTACTTTAAATCTGTAATGACCGCAATGAATTTCATTATCTTTAAATACAGCAGGAAATAGTAAACCATCTTCTTTCATATATTTACGAACTGTATCTAAATGATTTTGATTCCAATCAATTTTATTTTCTAAAATATCAAAGGATATTGATTTTAATTTTTCTGGAAACCAAACTATTTTAGCTTTCATTATAGCCATGCTACAATATTTAATGCCATTCTATTATTAGAATTTTTTGGTGCAACACCTGTATGAAATAATTTACTTGGAAATACAAGTGCCTGACTAGCTATAGATTTTTTAAATATTACTTCATCTTCTTTTACTCTAAAATTTGTTCCACCATCATTATTAGTAAAATTATAAATTATTGAATATGCTCTATCTTCAGGTCTATCTATGTGAAAACCCATTACACTATTTTTATTATAAAAATTCCAAAATATTCTGTTAACACTTCTAAATTTAAGATGATATTTTTCTTTAACAATATCAAAAATAAACCATCCAAATGCGTCAACTTGTGGATTTAATATAGGTATGTTTTTTGGATCTTCATGATAAGTCATTAATGTAAATCCTGCATCTGGATTTTTAAAATTGTTTTCATGGTGATCTCTTCCAAAATACCAACCAGTAGAATCCATCAAAAGATGAATAATTCTATCATTTGTAGATTGTGGTATATTTGTATCAATTTCTGTTATCATTTTTAAACTTTCTTTATACTTATAAATATTATATAACGCATTATATGCTACAAAAATTAAATTTCAAGCCTGGTTTTAACAAGATGGTCACTGATTCCGGAGCCGAGTCTCAATGGGTAGATGGTGATTTTGTTAGATTTAGATATGGACTACCTGAAAAAATAGGTGGTTGGAACCAATTAACAGTTCAATATGAAACACTTCCAGGAGCTGCACGTGCACAGCATACTTGGACATCTTTGGCTGGTGAAAAATACGCAGCGATAGGTACATCACAAGGATTGTTTTTATATTATGGAGATGACTTTTATGACATTACTCCATTAGATGCAGCTATTACTGGAGCAACTTTTGATGCATCAACCGGTTCACCAACAGTAACGGTTAATAAAAATGCTCATGGTTTATTGAATGGAAGATATGTTACATTTGATACTGTGACAGTACCAACGGGTTCTGGATATGCCACAACTGATTTTGAAGACAACACTTTTGAAATTGCTAATGTCACAGCTAATACTTTTGAAATTACTATGCCAACTAATTCTGCAGCTACTACTTCTGGAACCGGTTCAGCAGAGATACTTCCGTATGTAATTGTTGGTCCAGTATTTCAAACAGCAGGTTTTGGTTGGGGAACGTATTTATGGGGTGAAGAAGCATGGGGCACGGAGCGTTCAACAAGTAACGTAATTCTAGATCCAGGCAACTGGAGTCTTGATAACTTTGGACAGATATTAGTTGCAACTATTTTTAATGGTAAAACATATACATGGAATCCTGGAGCATCCGGTGCAAGAACTATTAGAGCGACTTTGATGTCTGGTGCACCAACTAAAACAAGACTGACGCAAGTATCCGATAGAGATCGACATCTATTTCATTTTGGAACTGAAACAACGATTGGTGATCCATCGACTCAAGATCCAATGTTTATAAGATTTTCTAATCAAGAAGATTATAATACCTATACTCCTACAGCAACTAATACTGCAGGTACATTTAGACTAGATAAAGGCAATAAAATTGTTGGAGCGGTATCAGGTAAAGATTATACATTAGTATTAACAGATAGTTCTGCTTATGTTATTCAATATGTGGGTCCACCATTTACTTTCTCAGTTAGACAAGTTGGTACAAACTGTGGATTGATTGGTCAACATGCATTGA